GTGGACCTTGAGATCGACCCTGCTACGGGTCTCGAAGTCGATTGAAAGAACTGACATAACTGCTCCTAAGGCATGCAGACGAATCTGCGTTAAAAAAAAGAGCAGGGAAGTTGCCTCCCCTGCTAAAGGTCCAACCAAGGACTCACCATGAAACACACCGAAACTATATCACAGATTTTGTGCGTTTTTGAATTTCGCGCTCAATGTACCATTTAGCTTTCTTCAAGTCCTCAATGGCATCTTTCTTCAAGTCACAGCGCCAGATGTATTTAATCGCATTACCTAGGTTAAACCCCATGTGTTCAGTGACTTGAATACACTCAATACCGGACGGGTGTTCAGTGTAGTGAGGGGGGCTATTAACTATATCTGGCTCGTTCATTTGAAAGCGCTCAACGCATATTGGTGCAAATGGGCCCACAAACCAAGGGCAATAAAGCCAAGGTATGCCGCGCCAATTATTCCCACCAACATGGTAAAAGCACCGAGAACATTTTCACAAATTTGTAAAATTTTATCTTTCATACCTGCTCCTAAAAGGTGGGATGGTGTGCGCTCCCCCGAGAACCCTCAGAGGCACCACCCCAATTTAATTATATCTCACAGACGCCGGCCACACAGGCAAGCATTTGAGCGCCTTCTACATTATCCTTGTTTTCGGCAAACGCGGCCCAGTTAATTGTTGGCATTTGCGCCAACAGTGTGTCGTATTCTTCTTTGGTGCACTCCTCGTAGGGGGCCTGTCTGTACGTGCCGCCATCGTGGGGCAAGAACGACACGCCTGACATTTCGTCAAAGTGGTCCCAAACAAACGCACCCACCTTAGGCCACTCACTCTCTTTGACCGAAATGGTCACAGAGGGCTTGTGCTCACACCAGTGGCGCTGATACGTCAGCCACAGACCTAGGTGGTCAATCGCGTCAATGTCGTCGCGTGTGGTCAAACCCTCTGGCGCCTTTTGTGGGAAGCTGAACACGATCGTGTTGTTGGGCTTCATCACACAGGGCTCGTTGGGGATGCCTTGGGTAACCAAGAACTGAGACAGTGGGTCCTTCATGTCACCGCGCACGCGGCGGATGTAGTAGGGTGAGTGGCGTGGGTGAATGCCGCTTGCTGTGTCTGTCAACTGGCTCACTGTACCACTGGGCTTAACGGCTGTAATGGCTGTTGAGCGTGGGATACCGAGCAGGTCGGCGTACTCAGCGTTGGCCTCTTCAGCAACCAAACGCAACTGGGGCAACCACAACGCGGCTCCGTCTGGGTTACTCGTAACCTTGTGGTCGTAAATGCCGGTCAATGAAACACCCAACAACCGCTCTTCCTCGGTGTTTCGTTGCCAGACCTTACGCAGGTACGGGAAGTGTGTGAACGTGGCTTGTATGGTGCCTAAAATGGCCGCCATGCGCACCTTCTGCTTCAGGCTCTCCAGTGTGTCTTCAGGACGCACCATCACCTCTGTCAAATTACAGAACTGGTAGGGGCGCAGAATGATCTCACTGCAGGGGTTTGTACCAAACTCAAAGTTGGGGTCACGCTTGCCGTACTTGGCCACCGCGGCTTTGGCGGCCTCGCGGTTGAAGATACCACGCTCGCCTGAGTGGCTGTTGTACAGCGACGTCCACTCTTCCAAGAATGTGCCCACAGTGGGCTTGACGTCGTACACCGCGCTGTTGTTGGCCAGTGCGCGGTGTCCTGCTGTTTCCCACCAGTTACCTGACTTGGCGTGGCGAATGCGCTCGTCGTTCAAGTCGGACAAAGAGATCATGGCAGAGCGGCGCACGCCACCCACCACAACAACCTCACCGATCTTGCACATCAGGTCGTGGCACTCAAGCGTGTTCAGCTTGCGGCCCTGTGCGGCCTTGAAGATTTTGATTGTGAAGTGGAACAGGTCAACCAGTGGCTCTGGACCGGATGCGCGGCCACCAAACGTCTTTAGAGACGCTCCTGCGGCACGTACCTTGCTCACGTCCCATTTTGGGATCTCGCCGGCGTACAGGTTGGCTAACAGCAGGCGGTAAGACTTTGCCCAACCCTCTTTGCTGTCGTGCACGTTGATAACGTGGCTGGACTCAAACAGGCGCTCTGGCACGTCCGGCAGTTTGTTGGTGTACTTAGATTCCACAGAGAAGCCGACACCTGTACCACAGAGCAGAATGAACATGGCTTCGTCAAATGACTTGACGTCGTCCACGGGGAGGTATGAGCAGTTGTATACACAGGTGTTGTCACGATCGGCGGCTTTTCCAGAGGTCATCATGGCGCGCATTGACGGCATGATGTGATGGCCAGATATGGCGTTAAAGATGTCTTGATACAGGGCAGGATCAAGCTTGGGGGTCTTCTCAAAAATGTAGTTCACGTAGCGGTTTACAGTTTCGTTCCAGTCCTCACGTCGATTTTGATCTGGCATGAACTTAGCGTAACGGCTCTTGTGAATGTATTGTTGGTATTGGTTCATTTTATGGTGATAAATTTTAGAGACAAAAAAAGCCCACGCGTGAGAGTGGGCGTCGGGTGCAACAGCGTTTATTCTTCTGCTGTTGGTTCTTTTACTTCTTCAGCGGCTTTCGCGGCTTCCAAAGCTTCTGCTTGTGGGCGGCCTTGGTCAACAATGGCCATGATGGTCATGTTAACTTCAGCAAAGGGAAGCTTGCCCAACAAACCAAGAATGTGGTTAGTTTCATCGACAGTAAATTCAAGTTTGATCATAATAAATGTTCAGTATATTAAACAATTTAGGGTTGTAGCTTATAAGCTACAACCCACCAACCTACTTAGACCGCGAAGTCCGAAGCGGCAGAAGATCCGCCACCCAAACGATCGCCGTCAGACAACTTTTGCAAGTTGCTCAAACCGCAGGCAATACCCTTGGAGCCCTGTTGGTTGTACGCGTAGAACGTCAAAGACGCTCTGCCGTAGCAACCAGAATACAACTCTTCTGGGTCAATGATCGGGTTCAAATCAGCGTCAACAACGCCGGGCTTTTGGTACGTGTTGGCGTTGATGAAAAACGAATTTGCGTACGCAGGGTCGTCCTTCTCAGCATCACCATCACGCAGGCCGCCTTTAAGGCCTTTAGGCACTGTGCCACCAAAAAGCGTGGCGCTTGCCGCCTTGGCTTTTTCAAAGGCCGCGTTGACTCTGTCAATCGTATCCTTGTCTTTCTTGTCAATAATAATCGACACAGAAAACTTAGGTGTCATCCCCTCTTCCATTGCAACGGCTTTGAACACGTTGACATAAGAAAAACGAACTTTACCGGTAACCACTTTTTCACTAACTTTGGCCATCTTGGCCTCCTTGTTTACTTGTTCGAGAGCCTTTAAAAAGGGCGGCTCCCAATACCCTACTTACGCAAAATCTTCTCTGGCTTTTGACGGGACCAATTTGGGCTCGCCTGCAGGTTTGACAATCAGGTCACCAAGAATATCTTGGAGGTGCCCCTTGCCCACTTGCTTTTCCAATTGTGCCACAGATTTTAAACTGGGTGTGGTGAATATATCATCAAACCCTGCTTTCTGCAACTTTTTCGCCGCATCCTCTTGCGCCTCTATTTTACGATTTGTGCTTGTCTGCCCCAACTCGTAACCTGTAGGCACTATGCCATGGTCCGTTGCCTGTGTCAACATGTAATCTTCAACATCGGAAAGCCACTTGCGTGTCTTTGCCGCGTCTGAGAGTATCTTTATCAACTCGGTTTCTGATAGGAGTGCTGGCGCCTTGAAATCAGCCGCCGCGGCCACGTTGTTAAAGTCTGCGCGGGCCCTGCACTGTGACTTGGCCCTGCAGAATTGACAGTGACTTCCTGCCATGAACTCCCCTTGGCCGGCATGTGCCTTTTTGGCTTTGGGTTTTACTACATGCACGGCCCAGTCTTGCAAACTTTCTAGCGTCACTGTTTCGGTGGTGATGCTGTCTAGTCGGGGTTGGTGAATGGTGTATTCAACGTGGGTGATGTTTGGATATTCGTCTTTGTACTTGTACCAACCACCAAGGCCGTACAGCCTCAGTTGTGGGTTGTCCTCGGCGTCCACAGGCACCCCTTTGCCGAATTTCAGGTCGATTACTCTAACCTTGCTCTCGCTCATTATGACCACGTCTGCTGTGCCAAACCCGTCAGGCACCCACTCACTGAAGTCCACTCGTTGCTCAAAGTAAGGGGTGTCACCCTCACCAATTTGCGAACGAACGTAGAGCACGTAGTTGTCTACGTGCGCTTCAAAGTCTTCGTCGTAGTAGGGTGTTGCCTTGACCTCTGCAATCGCCTCGTTATACTCCTTGGCCGTCATCTGTCCAAAATGCCGGCGTAGCTTGGCCTCTGCCATGGTGTGGGCTGTGGTGCCCTCTTGGCTGAAGTCGAACGCGCCGGCTTTTCGTTTAGGTTCGGGGAGTGAGGCCTCTAGTCGCGCGCTTGGTGTACATGACATCCAACGTTTGGACCCTGAGGCACTGAGTAGTGCATGTGTAGCGATGATGCTCTCCTTTATGCAAAGGTGAAAAAGCCCCTCTCGGGGCTTACAAAATGTCGGTACTTATTGACAAGTACCGACGATATGTTACGCCGCTTTTTTGAGCGCCGTAATCAAGTCGGTAACTGCACCTGAAAAATCCAACACGACGTCTGCCTTGACTTCAAGCTTACTGCTCTTGTCGTCGCGGTAGTCAGAGGGGAATTGACCCCTTAACGCGATCTCAGCCACCCTGCTGTTAAAGGCCTTGTTCTCCACGTTGGCAAGCAACTGGGTTTCCCAGTAAGCCTGTGAGTGGGTGATGGCCATGTCCAGTGCTTCCGCAAACTCTGGGTGGTTTTTCTTGAACGTCTGCGCGGCCGCGGAACTGATTCCGACGCTTGCAAACATCATTTTTTGGGACGCGCCTACCTTGCCCAACTCTATCAGTTGGTCGCACATCTCCGGTTTAAACTCGTATTTGGATTTCGTTGCCATGGTGTATACCTTATATTCAAGGCCTAAAAAGGCCTTTCCTATATAGAATTACCCATTTTGCGAGGGCTTTTCGACCTTCTGCACCTGAGTATTTGCGTCTCGTACATGCGCACGGGCTTTGGCCTCACGTAATGCCTCGTTTACCACCAATCGTGTCACCGCTCCGGCCATTTCCTGAATGCGTTGCTCTTTTGGTTTTACGCCCAAAGATGCTAATAAATTTGTTGCTTCGTTTGCCATTATGCTAATCCTTTTGTTTGCTGTTCTCTAAACTTGCGTAAATCCCGCAGTATGAAATCCCGTTCGTCTTCGTTCTCAAAATGCCATATTGATAGCACATCTTGATCTTTCTCGAACATGGGGTGCTTGGCGTCAACCTGAATGTCTATTGTAGGCCACCCTTGTTTGACATATTCTACTATGTACCCGTTCACAATTTTAACTCCTTTCGTATCTTAGCAACCGCCGCCGCAAAGTGGTAGCGCCAGTATTTTTGGGTTACTGCCAGATCATGGTAGTTGTACCCTGACAAATGTGCCTCAATGATTTCCCTTTGTTGTGGGGTCAGCTTCTCCGCCACGACGTTGTACACGTCTTGGATGGTGTCTGGCCCCCACGGCGCCCAACCCATGCCGCCGGTGGTAGGTTCGGAGGACGAATCCTCGTGTTCAAGAGGATCCGGCTCTTCGTCTGAAAGCCTGCGGATGGTGGCGTTTACTTTAATCATTGAAGTTTGAGCGCGTTCATTAACGCGTTTTGCATATCGATCTTTCCTTCTAGCACGTCCATGACCTGACTGTCAATACTTTTTTGCATTGTCAGGTGATGAATAATTACAGGCTTTTCTTGCCCCTGTCGGAACAGGCGCGCGTTGGCTTGTAGGTAGTCTTCACTGGACCATGGTAGGTCAAACCATACGATCTGTGCCGTGTCACCCACGTTGCACTGCAGGTTCAGGCCAATTCCCACGCTTTTAGGGTGGCAAAGTAGCACTGGGACCTTACCAAAGCGCCATAGAGCGATTGTTTTCTCGTCGTCAGGGCTGAGTAGCACCGCGTCAGGAAAAACGCCCTGAAGCCGTTTTAGGCTGTGTTTGAAGTTGTAGAACACGATTGTGGGTGTGTCGTCCAACATGTCGGTCAGGTATTCCAGTTTTGTGTCGTGGATGTGCACCACCTCCTTCGTTTCAGAATAAATGGCCCCCGCGGTCATTTGCAACAGCTTGCCTGTGAGCACACCGGCAGACGCCGCAGTTAGGGTCTCTGCGTCCACTTCCACCACCATTTCTTTGCGCATGGTGTTGTAGGCCTGCTTGGGGCCCTTCTCCCACTCAATGGTGTGCACAATGTCCTGACGCGGTGGCATGGTCAGATAGTCCTCCTTGCGCAGGGACACGCAAATGTCCCCAATCAAGGCGTCAATCTGCTCCTTTGCGTTTGGTTTTAGCTTCCAACTCCAGACCATCCCCGTTCTGCGATCCCTTGTTTCGGGCTCGAAGAATTTCTCCTTGTAGGAAGTCATCGATTTCCCTAGTCGTTGGCCCAAATCCAATATGCCGACTTGGGTCCACAGGTCTAGGTACGACTTCGGGGTCGGTGTTCCTGTAAGTATGTACCTGTGCTCGAAGTTTTTCAATTGTCCCTTCAAGGTCTTCCATCGTTTCGAGGATGGATTCTTGAACCTGCTTGACTCGTCGATCACTAATGTCTTCCAACGCGGTAATGAGGCTTGCTCGAACAGCCAGACCACGTTCTCGACATTGATCAAATACGCGGTCGAATCGCTCTGCAACGCTTTCAGCCTCTCTTGTGGACTTCCCACAATAAGGGCAAACTTCATCTTCTCTGTGTGCGTCCAATTTTCTGCCTCCTGTTTCCAAACGTTTTTAACGACGGCCTTTGGTCCAATGATCAGCGTCTTGCCCTCAAGTTGGCTGAGTATTGTCAGGGCCGTTATCGTCTTGCCCAGTCCCATGTCCATCAACAATCCCATGTGCGGTTGTGTCTTGCTCTCCTGCACTAGGCGCTGTTGGTAGGGGTGTAAATTTTTTAATGTCAACATCAATAGCCTGCTCTTTCCCTTGCTGTAACGTCGTTAACAATGCGATGGCGCGTTGGACGAGTGATGTAGGTATTTGCAGGGTCGCCAAGTGGGGGCGGTCGTGCACCTCCATTATTTACCTCCTTTATCTTTTCGTGTGTCCAGTCCGCAACCTTGTACAGATCCTCTTGTGTTGCGTTGGACTTGATCATGTTTGCTCTGTTGCTTAACCATGCGACGTTGCCTTTCACGTAACCCTTTTCAGGAATGATTTTGTCTAGGCTTGGTGAATCGGGGCCGCTCGATCCCACAGTGCCCGACTGCCCAAACCCCCAAAGAATCTTGGTCTTAAACACTGGACAGTAATCCGGCGCGATTGCACACAGGTAGTTGTGATCCAACTCAAATGGAATACCTGCGGCAGTGGCGCGCCGTTTAATGTTGTACATTGTTTTGGCAACGTGGATTCGTTTTTTAGCCTCGTGGGCTTCGTCGTCGGTCATAGCTGGTCAATGAATTGGTCTACGTCTTGTTCGCTTGATAGCACGTGGGTTATCACTCCCCGTGCCAACAACTCCTTGATCATCAACTCCTGTCTTGCGCTTAGTTTTCCTTTTGGGTCTTTCAACTCCACTGGGATCACTTGGCTGTTGTAGAACACTAGCCTGTCCGGCACCCCCGTCATCGACGGGCTTACCCACTTCAGGCACAGGCCCCCCATCTCCTTTATCTTTTTTACCAGTCTTTGTTCGATTTTCTTTTCGTTTTGCAATCTTGGCAACCTCCACTAAACAGGCCGTGAACATTTGACGCACCAACCATTCGGTCAGGTACGCACGTGACTCTTCACCAAAATCCTCCACGTCTTCGCCAATGTGTTCGAGCACACGCGCCACCACGTGTGTGGCCTCATGCGCCACAACACTGGCCAGCAGGGCCGCGTTATCAACGCACTCAATCAAGTTGAACACCACGACGACAATAGCTTCTTTGGTTGTAGAAAAACTATGTGTCTCCGCGATGCCCAACTCCAGTGGCGCCATCTCTGGCTGTGCCGTTATGCCGTGGTCTTTCAGCACCTTGTAAAAAGCCTGCGATGTAAAGCACATCTTTACAGGCACTGGAAAAAACCCGACGTCAACATGAAAATATGCGTTGCTCAAAATATCTCCTCGCGTTCAAAGTTGCTGATACTGTCCACGTACTTCTGTGCTTTTGGTTTCAGCTTCAAACCAAGGTACACGTTGGTCAACTCACCCTCGATGCGCACCCTTGCGGCCGTCACGCGATGGTCCTGCGTTGCCGCAAGAAACCTGCGCTTAAATGCCATGTCACTTCCGGGCGGTATGTTCTTTGCGGTGGCCCATTTGCGCCAACACACAAACACGTCGTCCTTCAACGAATGCGCTTCTAGGTCGTAGTCCAATGCGTCTGTCACGAACGATCCAATTGGGTTGCCCAACTCCTCCATCAACTCCAGTAACTCGCGCCCTGTTGTTGGTTGTTGGAACCTCTGACCCTCGCGTGCCATACGGCGTTGCTGTCCTGCAATTGCCCAGTTAAAAATGGCAGGCAACTCTTTGGCCAACTTGTCGGCCAACATGGTGTCCTCTTTGCCGTAGAAACTGTTGCTCATCTTCAGCACAATCATGCGCCCTGTTAACGCGTTTGAATTTTCTGTTAACTGCAAGGCTTCGTTAGAGTAGATCACAATGCGCGTTGGCAAATAACCACTCCAAGCTTCCTTGTTTTTTCTGTTCACAGTCACAGTATCCCCGCCAACAATCCGGAGCAACTGGCTCACTACAGCACCCCTGTTGCGCTCCGGTGCTCGTGCGTCCGTGAAACTCGCTAGCAATTTTCCTAGCCATGGTTGAAGTCCAAAAGTATCGCATAACTCATCCAGTTGTGGCGCCACTGTGTTGTGTTGCCCCAAGAGGCTAACGAGCACCTTGTTGATCGTTCCCTTGCCAGAGCGGCGCGGTCCTATGATGTTAAAGAATTTCTGCTGTGTTGAATCACCGCTCAGAATGTAGCCGAACATCTCCTGCAGGCAGGTAATGCTCTCAGGGTCGTCGTTCCAAATGTCCTGCAAGAAACGCTCCCATGTTGGGCACGTCGCGTCAGGGTCATAAGCAAACGGCAAACTGTTCTGCGTAAAGAATCCCAAGCTGTGTGGGATCAACACGTTTTGCTCAGTGTGAAAAATGCCGTTCTCAAGTGAGACCAGTTTACTTGGGTCCGGCCTGTCCTTACCATACCCCTCAAGCCACACCGGTGGTTTGGTGTTGGCCGTGTTGGGTAGGTGGGTGACCGCGTGCACCGCGTCTAGGATCGCAGACACGTGCGCAGGCGTCGGGTTGAACGGCATCAGGTTTTGCTTTTTGTCATACTTCTTGCACCGGTCCAAGAACGTATACAGCAGGGACCGCACTGTGGCCTCTTCAATGTCTTGGTAATGTGTGCCCTTGTACTGGAACATGTCGTTCGCGTACGTGGTCAACGACGTGCCTTCTTCGCACGTGAACTGACTGGCCAAGAACTCTTTGGCGTGGTTCAGAGGGCCGCCTGTGAGCACCTTCTCGCCGTTGGCCACCACCGCGGCCTCTTTGGTCTTGTTGACCTTGAACACCAATGAACGCAGTGTCGTGCCACCGGTGCCGCCGAAGCTGTCCCACTTGGCCGCACACTGCCCTGCCGCGTAGGACCCGCAGGCGCCGTCGTTATCTGACCACCGGTCCCACAACTCCAGTGCCTCGTAGTCGCCACCAAACTGGTGGTGTAGGGCCATGCCCACCGCTAACCATTCTGTGTACCCACAGTCAGGGTCCAACTGTGTCAACAGGTCGGTCTCTACGCGGGCCAAGTCCCACCCGTCCAGTGGTGGGCTGTAGTCTGCAAATGAATCACCTGATCGGTAACTTCTGCGTGCGGGCACGATGTGTTGCAGGTCTTGTTCCTGATCGGGAATGGTGCCACCGAGTGTGTGGCCTGTCACTGTGAAGTAACGGCCCTTGGGGTATATCTCTAACCCCTTCTCGTGGTCAACGTGCGCGGCGTGTAGCTGTGCACGTGTAAAGATCTTGATGCCGGTGCCTGAGGGGCTTACTTCTGCGTACCCCAAGACTGCGTCTTTAATGGCTTGCGCTTCAGGCGTAAGAGACGTTGGACCCTGAACGGCATCCACGCAGTCGTCCAAGTCAATGCCCATGATGCCGTCGCTACCATCAAAGACAAAACCAACACCATCGAAGCGGCCAGTTTGATAAGCTTCTTGTGCATGTAAAAAATCACACCATGTTGTTGGGTTTGTGGAACTTGCTGACGACCCATTTGATTGCAGTGGTAACTTTGACCACCGCTTGTTCGACTCTTCTCCAACCTCGACCAACCTCCAAAGAACCCAACGGGATATTTTCTTGAGGCTGATCGGGATGTTCTCGAATTGAACCGCTAGTGCTGTTGGTTTGTTCATGTGTTTGCGCCTTTGTGTTTGGTGAGTAGTTTATCATTTTTTGACACCTCTCAGTGTGTCATACGCTGTGTCTCGCGCCTGCTTCATTTCCATGAGCCCTAATTCGGTCTCTTTAATCTGCTCGTCCATCTCGTTAATAACCGCCTGCCCGTACTTCTCCGCGGCCTCCTCGGCTGTCAGGTCCTCGCGTGATGCTTTACCGAGCACGCTGTCTTTATCTTGCATCTCGTGGTACCCAAATTGTACAAGCCCCTGCATTTCCATTATGGTGATCACCACCATAGGCATGATTAGCACGATGGCCAGTGCTGTGATGGGGTCTAAAAAATACCCTACCACCGACGCCAGTATGGCACCAAATAAATAGATTGCGTAAATTATTTTTTTCATCCGATTTCCTGACACATTTTTAAAGCCTCGATCACCAACTCGTTTATGTTGGCCAGTATTTCTTTGCTGTCTGCCTCGTACTTGTAGTGCAGGCGCAGTTGTTCTGATATGTCCAGTAGCGCAAAGATCGCGTCCTGCCCGTGCAGTGCATACCGCAGTTTGTCCTCGTCGTCGGGGTACTCGAACTCAAGTGTTGCTTTCATTTGCTTGCTCCTTTTTGTTTAATGCTTTGGTCCAAACACGAATGTAATTACAGTCCGCTTTTGCGGGACACTTTTCGCAGTCAGGTTTTTGGCTACTTGTATTGTCCCCCCTGTTGCGGTACATGTACAGTGCTTTTTGCAATCTGTAAATTGGAAACTTCTCGGCAATCTGCATGAACAGGTCGCCATCTTCGCAGGTTTTTACAATTGCAATTTTGTCATTGAACCCTTGTATGTGGTCAAACACTTTTGCGCGATACATGCCGAAGTGGCGCCACCCGTGTTGGTACAACTTTGCACTGTCGTACGTCGGGCTTGCTGAGTAGCATTCAACGTCATTCTTAACACCCACCTGCACCATGTCCGAGTAGATCAACATTGTGTCCGGCCGCGACTTAAACGCGTTGACCATTTCTTCGACGGCCCACCGCTCTAGCATGTCGTCGCTGTCCAAGTGGCCAATCAAATCCCCCGTGGACAAGTTGGCCAGTATCTGCCTTGTTCGGTTGATTCCCTTGTTGACCTCGTTTTGGCCGACAAGAATCCTGTCGTCGTTTTGTGCCAGTGCGTTGGCCAACTCGTAACTGCCGTCTGTTGACCCGTCGTCTTGAATTAACAACTCCCAGTCCTCATACGTTTGGTTTTGCACGCTTTCAATTGCCGCCTTGATGTACGCCACTGTGTTGTAGCATGGCATCATAATTGTGACCTTCACGCCTTGCTCCAATCGTAGTCGTCGTCGTCCTCGCCAGCACGTGCGCGCTCTTCAAAAATATATTTGGGTTGGTAGTTTTGTGTGTAGTCGATCCATGCCTCTTCGTAGCGCATGTACTCGGTGTTTGGAATGAAGAGGGGCGTCAGGCGCCCGTCCTCTTTGACTGAACCTAGACAACGTGTGGCGGGTGTGCGCGTTGCGCGCCACACCTTTCTCGCCCGTCGCACACGTAACCACGCCTCCCTGACCTCCTCGGTCCATTGTGCCGCCTTCTCAGGTGGTAACTTCTTTAGGTTGGCTTCGTATTGCATGCGCTCGTTGTCTGTCATATCACTCCTTTGGTGTCAACATTTTGCCTTCGGCAATGGCGGTTTTGAGCACGCCAATGAATGCAAAATTTAGCAGGTACCTTGTCGCCAGTGGGCCCATGTTAATGGTGCACTCACAGGACCCGTCCTCGTTCTCTTTGACTGTCTCTACGTTGATGTAGTCAAAATCTTTAAGGTCAACTTCTGAGATCATAATCAACTCGCTAGTTTGTACAGGCCGACGTTTGCAAACGCGTAGCCAAGGTACGTTAGACACATGGGTGTGTTGCCTTTGAGCCCCTGCTCAACTGCCACGCCCGCATAGATCAGCCCCGTCAGGGCTATTAGCCACCCGCTCATACTCGGCCTCCACCAGTTTAGTGAACTTCCTCAACTCTTTGTCGTAGTCACAGGACCAGTCTATCGTGGCACCCTTCGGTTTCCAGTCGCAGTCTGACCACATGACAAAACCCGCCTGTTCTGCTAATTGTAGCATTCTAGCACGTTTCATGCCAACCCCCTGTATGTCAACTCGGGGCACTGGTACGTGGTGCCCTTCCAGTCTGCGTGGTACGCGCTCTTGACCTTGTTGGCCTCGAACTCGGCCGCCTGCTTGGCCTTTAGCGCCCGCCTGTACGCGTTCACCTTGTCCCTGTTGGCCTTGGCCCACTCGCGCTCTGTCTCGCGCTTACGCTCTAGGCGCTTTCGGTTTGTTTCCCACACGTCTCTAATATCGCCTTTAGCCATGGTTTTTATCCTTCAGTTTGGTTTCGATCTCTTTTGCAAAGTCACTGACGTGGCCGCCGTAGATTATGTTCCACCTCTCACACATCGCCTGCAACTCCTCGTCTGTCAGTGGCCTCCACGGGCGCGTGTACTCTTGAATGTCGTCGTCTATCTGCCTCTTGCGCCATCCTGTTGTCATGTCATTCCCCTCTTGGCGCATGGTGCGCGTTCTGCGAACACCGCCGCCAGTAGGTGGTCGGCGCCCCTGTTAGGCCCGTGGTACCGCTCCAGTCCCTCGCGCGTCCACTTGAGCAGGGTGTCCCTCGTCGGTGGCATGCCTGTGGGGCAGTGCACGATACCGGCCATGGCGTCGTAGGCGCCCTGCACGTAGCCGGTGGCCTGCACCGCGTCGGGTGTGTACTGGTGCTTGAGTGCCGCCTGAAGTTGCAGGATCGACAACTGTTGAGAGTGAGCACTCACTTCAAATAGGGCGCACCCTGTGATGATGAGGGCTTTAATTGCGTGGTTCATGCCTTTTCTCCATCTCAGCCGCTAGGCTATCAAGTTGATCGTGTGCGTCGGGGTTCCATATTGCGTCGTCTATCGTGGCGCCCTGTATGGTCGTGTGTATGGTCCACCTGTCTGCCTCTCGGGTAAACAAGGGCCTCAGGTACCGGCCCAACATGGCGTCGTCCACAAGTCGGTCGGCCCTTGCCCGCTCCAACTCGTACGACCGCTTGTAGGCCTCTGCTAGTTGTATCATTCTGTCAATCATAATCTTCTTCCGTTATTTGGTCTTTCTTGTACGCGTCCAGTGACACCGGTTGTCTCTGACTCACCACCAGTCTGTCGCGGACCCTGCTCTCTGACAGGCCCGTCAACTTGGCCACCTCTTTGGGTGTGGCGTCCCTGTTCAGCACTTGAGCCAACTCGGTCTCCACCCGCTTGATCTTGCGCAGGTCCTCCTGCACCGCCACCGGCACGTGAATAAGTAGGGCTTTGTTCTCCACCGCACGTAGCACTTGGCTCTTGATCAGTGTGCGTGCGTAACTTGCAAACCTTCCCTGCGGTTTCCACCTGTGCGCGGCCTTCATCAGGGCCATGTAGCCCTCTTGCAGTAGGTCGTCGCGTGTCATGCTCCCCGCCATGTCCCATTGCGGCAACTTCTGCACGATGTACACCACAAGGCCCATGTTGGCCTCCACCAACTGGTCGTGGGCCTCCTCGTCACCCTGCACGATCCGGTGGTGTAGTTCAATCTCTTGTTCGGCTGTCAGTAGCTGTCGTCTCATTATCGTTCCAGTGTTAGGCGCTCAATGTGGCGCGCAAACTTAATGTCGTTCTCACTCACGTCGTTGGGGTCGCACTGGTATACCACCTTGGCACAGTCCACGATCTCCGCGGCTGTCAGTTGGATGTAATTGTCTTTCTCGTACTTGAGCATGGCGTGCACCCCGTCCTCTCTGCCGGCCTCGTACGGGTCCCATGACTCACACTCGCACACGTAACGGGCCGCTTGGTGGCTTGCCTCTCTCGCAAACCCGTGTGGTGCCTTCGAGTGCGGGTTGCACTTAGGTTGTTGGGGGTCGGGGTGCTTGACCCCTTGATGGTACGCGAACTCGACCAACTCCACTGTGCGTGGGTCCACGTTGACTATTTGCAACATTTGTTTAATGTCATCTAGGTTCATTTGTTCTTCTCCTTTAGTCGGGCCTCTGCCCATTTAACCCCATGGCGAAACGCTGTGCCTTCAACATAAATGTCGGGTATCTCTTCGTCTGTAAGGCCTACCCATTCTCTCTTGGGCTTTTTGGCGCCCTCGTAGATCACCTGCATGCGCAACTTGGACCTGCGCTCTGCCTCGTTGAAATCATCTTGGTTCATAGGTCGTACTCCTCGTCGATTATTGGCCACACTAGCAGTGGGGTGTCCTTGCCAATATACGCGTTATCTATGTTGAAGTCAATGAAATCCATGGCCTCGTCCCACTCCATGCC